TCGGCGCTCGATTGAGCCAGCTCGTATCTCGACGTTCTACGTGGGCGAGTACGGTGAGGAAGGGCGGCGCCCGCACTATCACGCGATTATCTTCGGGCACGACTTCGCGGACAAGCAACGCTGGAAGGAAACGGACTATGGAATCCTCTGGACTTCCGCCGAGCTGGAAACCCTATGGGGCAAAGGCTACTGCTCAATCGGCTCGGTTACGTTCGAGAGCGCGGCCTATGTCGCGCGCTATGCCGTCAAAAAAATTACTGGCGCTCTAGCTGACAAGCATTATGAGCGCGTCGACGAGGACGGCGTGATTCATCGGCTGGAGCCGGAGTTCGCTGAAATGTCTCGGCGCCCGGCAATCGCGAAACGGTGGTTCGCGAAGTACCGCCAGGACGTGTTCCCGCACGATACGGTCGTGATGCGCGGGCATGAAAACAAGGTGCCTCGCTACTATGACAAACAAATGGAAACTCTCGACGCTGCTGCTCTGCGTCGCATTAAATGGCTGCGCGTTGCAGGTGCTAATACTCGACGCGCGCGAATCGAAAACGGCCCACTGCGCCTCGCCGTCAGGGAAAAGGTAAAGCAGGCGCAAATACGTTCACTCAAGAGGGAGCTATGAGACTACTCGGTTTCGCGTTGTACGACAGCAAGGCGAAGTACTTCACGCCTCCATTCTTCTGCAGCAACGAGGACGTGGCGCGGCGTATGGTCGCCGCGATGGTGGCGGATCGCAATACGATGGTCGGGCAGTTTCCGACTGATTGGACGCTGTTCCAGATCGGCTCGTACGAAGATGGCGCGGCCGGGCTGGAAGCGTGTTCTCCGCTGGTGAATCTCGGTCTAGCCGATCAGTTCGCGCGGCCGGCCGCTCCGCATATCACAGACACGGAAAGGAATTGAAATGTTCGGCAAATCTCACAGCAATCCAACGGTCATGAAGCACTCATTCTCTCGGGTGCCGTCGGCCGAAATCCAACGTTCAGCGTTCGACCGATCCCACGGGCACAAGACGACGTTGGACGCCGGCTATCTGGTGCCGTTCCTCGTCGACGAGTTGCTACCCGGGGATACGTATCGAGTCGACACGACGGCGTTCCTCCGGTTGGCAACGCCCATCTTTCCGATCATGGACAACGCCTACGTCGACATCCATTACTACGCGGTGCCGATGCGCTTGCTCTGGGAAAACTGGGAGCGCATGAACGGCGCGCAGGACGCGCCGGACGATCCCACGGATTTCACCATGCCGCAGATGGTGTCTCCGGTCGGCGGCTACCTGGAGATGAGCCTCAGCGACTACTTCGGCATCCCGACAAAAATCGCCGGGCTGTCGCATCACTCGCTCTTTCACCGGGCGTATAACCTGATCTGGAACACGTGGTACCGGGATCAGAACCTACAGGACCCGGTCGTGGTCGACCTGGACGACGGCCCGGACTCGCCGAGCGACTACGTGCTGCTCAGGCGCGGAAAGCGCCACGACTACTTCACCAGCTCGCTGCCGTGGCCACAGAAGGGCGACGCGGTGACGATGGCGCTTGGTTCCTCTGCGCCGGTCGTCGGCAATCTGGAAAACGTGCAGGGCTTGTCGGCGGTCGACGCGGGTACGCGCAACGTCATCCTCAACTCGTCTGACAACCGCTTGCAGCTCAGCGGCGCTGCCGTGACAAACGGCGCGTCTCTACGCTGGCCAACTGCTGCCCAGGGCGAAACCGGCCTGGAGGCGGACCTGTCGGCCGCTGTCGGGCCGACTATCAATTCCCTGCGCCAGGCGGTGGCGATCCAGCAGGTGCTGGAAGCCGACGCGCGCGGTGGGACGCGCTACGTGGAGCTGATCAAAGCTCAGTGGAATGTCGTTAGCCCGGACTTCCGCATGCAGCGGCCGGAGTATCTTGGCGGCGGCAGTGCGCCGCTCAATGTGTCTCCGATCCCGCAGACCAACTCCACGGACGCGACTTCTCCGCAGGGCAATCTTGCCGCGATGGGTACGGCGCTGAATCAAGGGAATGGGTTCACCTATTCCAGCACAGAGCACCAGTTGCTGATCGGTGTTATCTCGGTGCGCGCCGACCTGACGTATCAGGCGGGGCTCAACCGCATGTTCTCGCGGCTGACGCGGTTCGACTTCTACATGCCTAAGCTCGCTCAGATCGGCGAGCAGGCAGTGCTCATGAAGGAGATCAACGCGCTGGGTACCGCGGGCGACGACGACGTGTGGGGCTATCAGGAGCGTGCCGCGGAGTATCGTTATAAGCCCTCGACCATCACGGGGCTGATGCGGAGCAACGCGACCGGCACGCTTGAGGCGTGGCACCTGTCTCAGGAGCTCGTGACGCCGACGCTCGACGCCGACTTCATCCAGGAGGACCCGCCGTTCGACCGTGTGATCGCTACGCCGGCGGAGCCTCACTTCATCATGGACACGTATATCCGGATGCACTGCGCGCGGCCGATGCCGTTGTTCGGTGTCCCGGGTCTGCGGCGGCTGTAATGTGGCCCGCGCTGATTGCCGCCGGGGGTGCGCTCCTCGGCGGCATCATGGGAAACAACGCGAGCGCTCGTCAGGCGAGCGACGCGGCGCAGGCGTCCGAGCTGGAAGGGTGGCGCAATCGCGAGTGGCAGGAGCGGATGACGTCGACCGCTCACCAGCGCGAGGTCGCCGACCTGAAGGCCGCCGGGCTTAACCCCATTCTTTCCGGGACCGGAGGGATGGGGAGTCAGTCAGGCTCCGGCGGCCAGGGCTCGGGCTTCGCTGCTGCTCAACACGATGTGGTCTCTCCGGCGATCTCGAGCGCGCTTTCCGCGCGGCGTAATACGGCGGAGGTGGAAAACCTCGAGGAGTCCAATAAGCAGATTCGCGAAGATACTGAGCTGAAGGCCGCGCAGCGGCAGTACACCAACCAGCTACGCAATGTCGCCGACTTTCAGGGCAACCTGTACCGTCAGCAAGTCATGACGGAAGAGGAAGAGACAAAGCGTCGGCGTTGGGAAGCCGAGATCGCCGGGCACTCCGCTGCGGGTGCCAGGATCGAAGGCGATATCGACCGATCAGGTTACGGGGATTTCACGAGGCGCATGGATCGCCTCGCCCCGCTGGTCGGGTCAGCAGCTCATGCGCGGCGCGCGTTTGGAGCGCAGCGCTGATGCTCGGGGTATGGGGCGGAGCCCCATGCAAAGCCTACTGCCAAGTGCGTCCGGTGGCGCTCACCTGCCCCGGCTGTGCCGGGCAAATAAGCTAATCCGCCCTCTCACCAATCCATCCCTGCTAAGCCGGGTTAAATCTCAATCTCTCAATGGAGCTACATCAATGGCTACTACTTCAAAATCTCAACCTGTTCCTATCTCTCAATCCTCACTCTCTCTCTCTTTCATCACTGCCTATGGTCCAAAACTCAAATACCGCTACGTCGGTGACCCGGTAAAAAGCAGGACAAAGCAGGCGTTCAAAGACGAATGCGATATCAACAAAATCATGGCGCGGTTCGTGCGCACACGGACGCTCGACTGGGTCAGCGATGTTGCGCCGAGGTACGGCGATCTCATCGGCTGGGACTACCAGGAGGCGCTCAACCAGGTAGCGCGCGGTAAAGAAATGTTCAAGGCGCTACCGGCAAAAGTGCGGAGCCGGTTCCACAACGATCCGGCGGAGCTGCTCGACTTCCTCGCGGACGAGGACAACCGGGACGAGGCACGCAAGCTCGGGCTGCTCAAGAAGCCGCAGGAGGCGGCGGCGCAGCCCGTGGCTACCCCCCCCGCGACCCCCCCTACCAGCGCAGCGCCAGCGCCCGCAGGTGAAGCCGGAGGGGCGGCGGCGTAGCGCAGCGAGCCGCCGCGCCGGAGGCGAATCGGACGGCGCGGCGGGACAGGGCCCATTTACTAGACTTGATGTAAATGGGCCCAATGACACCGAATACGGTATGCTGGAGTCCTAAGCGCCCCTGCCGGTAGTGGCTCCTCCCTCCACACGGCAGCCTTCCCCCGCCCGTCCCGGGCGCCACATCGGGCGG